CGCAAATTGGAACATTCCTTTGTTTGAAACAAATGATTTAGGAAGACCAATGGTAATACCATAGTCTTTACAAACTAAACAATATTGTTCAGCAACTGATTTATTCGCAATTATAATATCATCCCCAAGTACTAAATAATCTCTAAAATGAGTTATCTGAGCACGTTGGGAAGCTAAGAAAACTATAAAATGATGAACTAATGCTAGACTAGCCCAAGAACTTAAAGTTCCCATTGGTTGACCTCTCGTGTAACTATAGATTTTATCTTTGAAATGATAATCTCGTTTGTTTAATAAACCTGACCAACTCATTGCAAAAGCAGGAGTTGTCCAAAATCCTATAACATGTTCATATAATTGAACTGGAATAAGATCAGTGGCAGATTTAAGATCATAAGAGGCAATGAACTCATAATTTCTTTCCGAAAATTCTTTAACTTTCCCCTCTTGATTAAAGGTTGCATCACTTGAATGATTTCTTAATAACTCAAATAAAGAGTCATGAAGAGGTTTCATCAAATTTTGTGTCCAAAAATCAGAGATGGCGAATACTCGAACTTTTCCAGCAGCCTCCAATTTAATAGCTAATTTTCCAACACGTAATGTTTTTAATAAAGCATTCGTGACTTTAGTTCTTTCTTTTTTATCAAGATTTGGTAAAAGAGGAATAACATAAGAAAATTTTGTTCTTAAAAATGAGATCTGTTGAATAACTTGAATAAGAGTTTTATCAGAAATTAATAATGATGAACTCAATATTTTAGCTTGATCAGTTAATAACTGATAAACTGAATTATTTAGTTCAGGGAAAAAGGTCTTTTGTCGTCTAGCAACTATTAGTCCTTCTCCTATAAAGCTTCTAAATAAAGAATTCATCTTTTCATTGACCATAATGGCTAATGCATCAAGAGAACTTCCTAAAACGGAAACTTTATGGTTAGGTCCAGCTGTTAGAGGTAAAATTAATCGTTCTCGATCATAAAATAATGTTGCCTTTAATCCTTTCGGATTAAAATCTTTCCAAAATTTTAATTGTAAAGATTCTACTTCACTCCAATCTTCTCTAATAATTAAATTACTAGAAGAGACTGAAGGAAAAAGAGAAAACATTTCTTTAGAAAGAGAAATAAATCGATTACTTTCAGGTCTAACAAATCTATCAGCAGAAATGCTAGATAGATCTGGATCTTTCCAAGAACCTTTGAAACCCTTATAGGCTTGAAAGATAGAAAGAATAGCTCTAATTTGAGTAAGGTTACCACTTCGAATTAAATGTCGAAAATGGGCCGGCAATTTATAGGGTAATCCATTTATTAATCTAACTCTACGACCTAGGTCTTGAGTAGAAGATAAAGGATTACCTGAAATAAATTGTAGAATAGTAATAGAATAAATTTTAAAGGTAATAATCAATTGATTAATTCCTTCATTTTTAAATATTATATTCATTCTTAAACCAAGTTGTTCAATTGAACTTTTTGATGGTCTAGAAGGTTTATTTCCTAACCAAGATATTATATCATTATAATATATTGGAACGAAATTTTCAAAATTTCTTTTGAAAGAAACCATAGATTCTGACACTTTCCAACCCTCTAATAATGAAAACATCTTAGATGCTTTAGGATATTTAAAGGGGGTGTTCACTCCGTCTTTAGAAGGAGAAGAAGGATGAAAACGTCTTTCAACGTCTTCTTTAGAATCATCTGGAGTAACCAATACTGTTAAAGTTTTCTCCGAAGAGATAGCAACTAAAACCATACGGTTATATGCTTTTTCATCTAGATACATTAACATTTGGTTATTGTTAGGATCAGTGATAACATATTTTCCTGATGCTCTAATCCAATTGATTGATTTAACCAAATCACCGGGATTAAAAGAATAAAGTATTAATGTTTGTTTCATATATTATTTAGTCATTTACTAAATAGTAAGAAATAGCATTGAAACTTCGCTTTTAATATATTATAAATAAATAATAAATTATAGCTACGAACTTTCACTATATTTACAAATATATAAAGTTTGAATACAAAATATTGTATTATAAGTAGACTAAGTATTACCTCTGGTAATA